TGAATATAAGCTAAACAAACAACGAATCACAGAGGCAGAGCTGAGAACAGTTCGACATGCGCTATTCATCCAGCAGCATTCTGATGATGATACGTTAGAAGACATAAACGAGTTTGAGCTAACACCTAGCTTAGATGATTAACATAGGACTAATATCATGGCCTGTTTTAAACCAAAGAAAACCAAGGGCGGCAAAGGTCGCGGTAAGTAACTAACCATTAGCCAACCGAGAGGAGCTAAGAAAATGAACAGACGTAAATTCCTAAAATCAGCAGCAGCACTACTAGCCGCCACTCAATCACCTAAGTTATTGGCAGAGAGTGAGGACGAGCTAACCTCAGTATTTATCCCACCAAAAGACACAATGTTTGAAGATTTGATGGGCAATAAGGAAATGAAGAAGGTTGCAACTATCCCGTTAGTAGAGATACGTCAATATGAGCTACAGACCGGCATAGACCTAATGAAAGACAAGGCGGCGCTGAAAGAATTTATAGCAGCAAATCCTATGCTCAGAACAGGTGTCTTAAATGCTATCTAACCTAACACCCCTAAAGCACTGGCAAACATTCTTTGATATTGCTCAAACATTAGTGCATGCAGTAATACTGTTTTTAGCTGGCTACGGGCTTTATTCGTTATTACCCCTAAATAGGCTAATATACTGATATGCCTAAAGATGTAGCTAAAAAAAATAAGGAAATTAGACGCGAGGCTTTGAGGGAAGAACTCAAGAGCCGTGAGTACATTCGTCAGGTACATAGAATACTTGATACTGATGATGAAGACCTCAATGTGCCTGCCGCTAAACTCAAGCTAGATGGCTATTTCAAGCTATTGGCTAAGACCTTGCCTGATACTAAGGCTGTTGAGTTAACTGGTGAGGATGGCGGGCAGCTATTCCCAGAAGTTATCAAAGTAGTCCATGAATGAAGTAGTCATCAAGTTCCCTAAAGCATTTAAGGAGCTGGATAACCCTTATCGTTATAAAATGATTTATGGGGGTCGAGGTAAGGGCGCATCATGGACGGTAGCTAGAAAGCTGCTATTGCGTGGTGTTGAAAAGAAGCTATTAATACTCTGCACACGTGAGCTACAGAAATCTATCAAACAATCGGTTCATCGTCTCTTATCTGATCAAGTGGATAAACTAGGCTTAAATGGCTTCTATGACGTTCAAGGCCAATCAATCAAAGGCGTTAATGGTACTGAGTTTATATTCTTAGGCACTAAGTACAATCCTGATGAGATTAAATCGACTGAGGGTATCGATATATGCTGGATTGAGGAAGCGCATAATCTAACAGAAGCCTCATGGGACATTATCGATCCTACTATCCGTAAGGAAGAGTCAGAGATATGGGCTACATGGAACACACGATTTAAGTTTGATCATCTTCACAAGATGTTTGCTATTGATAAACCACCACCAGAATCATTAGTTCTATATATCAACTACGATCAAAATCCTTATTTTCCAGAGGTGCTCCGAAAACAAATGGAGCACATGAAGGCAACCGACTATGAGAAATATCTCAACGTATGGGAAGGACAGCTTAAACAGCTTGCTCAAGGTGCAATATTTGGTAAACAGATTATTGATGTTAAAAAGGAACACAGACAAACGTATATACCGATACAGAAAAATTGTGAAGTCCACACGTTTTCTGACTTAGGCAAGAAGGATCAAACGGCTTTTTGGTTTATGCAGGCAGTTGGTAAAGAGTATCGATTTATTGATTACTTCGAGGGCAGGCTTGAGGATGTTGATTACTACACCAAGTTCCTGAAAGCGATTGATTATAATTATGGTACTCACTACATGCCGCACGATGCTGACCATGACAGATTAGGCATGAGTCGTAACATCAAAGAACAGTTTGAAGATGGCGGGATTAAACCTATTGAGATTGTGCCAGTCATTAGCCAGAAAACCACAGCGATTCAGATGGGGCGTGACATATTTTCTAATTGTTGGTTCCACATGGGTAAAGATGATAAAATACCTGACAATGAATGCGAGGGATATCTTAACTGGTTGCCAGATGAGATGAACACCAGAGCAAAAAGAGCCGAAAGAGGATTTGAGGCATTGTGTAATTATCGCTATAAGTACAACGACGACGACAAAGTGTTTCAGCAAAGACCTCATCATGATTGGGCTAGTAATGGCGCTGACGCTTTCCTACAATGCGCTCAAGGTTATGATCCTCAAAGCAATGACTGGGGCGGCGCACTGAACTACAAAACAGGCTCAATCGCATGATTAAAGACGCATCTCTAGTAGCTATACTCAATGAACAGCTTAACAACTCCATGGGTGGTTATTCATCCGACCTTGAAAGTGAACAATCCGAGGCAATGGATCGATATTTCGGTGAATTGTACGGCGACGAGGAAGAAGGTCTTAGTCGAATAACAACCCGCGAGTTAATGGAAAACATTGAGTGGACTATGCCTGCCATGATGAGGGTATTCTCAGCCGGTGAGCGCACTGTTCAGTTTGATGCGACAGGTGAAGAGGATGAAGAACAAGCCAAGCAAGAAACCGATTATGTAAATTATGTCTTTAACAAAGAGAATGACGGCTACATGCTGTTGTTTACGTGGATTAAATCTGCTTTGTTAATGAAGAATGCTTATATCAAGGTCTGGATTGAAGATGAGGAAAAGATAACTACTCAGACTTATGAGAATCTAACTGAGGACGAGTTGGCGGAGGTCATGGCACAAGAAGGTGCGGAGGGTATTGAGCAGGACTCGCACTTTGAGCGGCTTATCCAACCTGACCCAATGACAGGACAACCTATCGAGGTAGAAGTAGAGCTATTCGATATCAAGGTAGAGATCACGGTTAATGAAAAGAAAGTTAAAGTCGCTAACGTGCCAAATGAAGAGATGCGAATCTCTAACAACACCTCATCATTATCATTAAAAGGCTCACCATTTGTAGCGCATGTCAGACCAGTTACACAATCAGAGCTATTAGGTATGGACTTTGATGAGAACGTAGTAAAAGGCTTAGCTGGTTATGAAGGCGATAATAACGGCACACTTGAGATATCACGTGAGCAATTAACCGATGAAGACTCAAGCCTACATGAACCTGCTGATGAATCGATGAGAGAGCATTTATTTGAAGAATGTTACATCTACATGGACATGGAAGGAAAAGGCCGCTCTCAGTTATGGAAGCACAGCAAAGTCGGATCTGTTGTTTTAGATAGTGAGCCATGCGACTTTATCCCTTTCCCTTGTATCTCGCCTGTACCCATGCCTCATCAACATTTAGGCTTATCTAACGCTGATAAGCTGATGGATATACAGCGAGTCACTACCGTATTAACACGACAGATGCTTGATAATCTTTATCTGTCGAATAATCCTGAGAAAGAGGTGGTAGCCAAAGACGTTGAGAATATGGACAGCGTACTAACCTCTCGCGTTGGTGGTCTTAAATTAGTTAAGAAAGCAGGCACAATCACACCGTTATTAGTTCCATTCACAGCGGGCGCATCTATGCCTATGCTGCAACACTTGAAAGAGGCTGGCGAGTTTAGAACAGGTGTGGGCCGCAATAATATGGGGCTTGATGCTGAGGTATTGGCTAAGGCTACTTATGGTGCATTTGAAGGCGCACAGCAGCAATCTAACCAACAGCTTGAAATGTATGCCAGAAACTTTGCAGAGACCGGTATTAAAGATGCTTTCCTGATGATCCATGAGCTAATCATTAAGCATTATGATCGCACTATACCTGTTAAGCTAAATAATAAGTATGTTGAAATCAATCCGATGGAGTGGAAAGAACGCACTAACATGACAGTTGTTGTTGGTCTGGGTACGGGTAACCGAGATAAAGAGATTGCACAGCTTTGGACATTGGCTGAGAAACAAGAAGGCCATTTGATGCAAGGCTCTCCACTGGTTACGCCTAAGAATATTTATAATACCTTTGCCCGATTAGTTGAGCGCTCTGACCTTAAGAATGTGGATATGTACTGGACAGACCCAGACTCAGAAGAAGCACGGCAAGCAGCGCAACAAAAAGCACAGCAGAAACCAGAGCAGACACCTGAACAGGTTATCGCTCAAGCACAGATGAAGATCGAGCAGGACAAGGCGTTATTGCAGAAACAAAAACAGGATGCTGATATTCAGGCCAAAAACAGAGAGCTTGATCTTAAGGAAAGACAGCTTGCACTTGATGAATATAACGCAGGTATGCAAGGCAGTATCGAGGCCGCTAAGATTGAAGCGGATAGATACGAGGCTGATATTAAACAAGAAACAGCACTTGCCGTTGAGCAGGTTAAGGCCGGTGCTAGTGTTCAAGAGGTACTTAATTCTATTCTATCTGCACAACAGCAGCAGAATGACGCTAACCTGACCGCCGCTATTGATGGTATTTTAGGTGAGCTAAACAGTGTTAGAGCTGAAAACGCAGAGTCATTAAGCGGTATGAACAGCGGATTCAATGAGCAGTTACAAGCCTTAGCTGGCCAGATGAACAGACCGAAAAAGATTATTTATGATGCCGATGGTGAGCCTATCGGTGTTGAGCCGGTGATGGAATAGCCAACCAATAGGAGCTATAAAGATGACAAAAGAAGAAGTAGCAATGCACGCTAAGTTATTAGCCGACAACCCGCTATTAGCTGAGATATTCGACGCTATCGACGATGGGCTAATGGACAAGGCTAGGCAGGCATCCCCAAATAATGAAAAGGATATGTTGGCCATAGTATTAGGCTTCCAGATCAAGCAGGAAATGATTGATTTTATCCGCTTGTGTATAAATGAAGAGAAAGTGGTAGAATATAACCAGAAGAAAGTTAACAGATTTTTTTAACGGGTTTACCCCTGTCGTGATGACAGCACATTCCCCTGATGGAGCCATACGATGAGCCAAGAGAATTCCTCAGCCATTGAGCAAAATGTAACAACTACAACCGAATCACTAGCCGCACAATTAGAAGCTGGCTGGAATGAGCAAGAAGCCGCAGCAGCGGGGAAAGCAGAGCCTATCGATGATGAGGCTTTGGAAGAAGTAGAACAAACAACAGATACTAGCGCTGATGAAGATGTAGAAGCCAATGAGGCAGATGCTGATGCATCAGATGACGATGAAACGAATTTAGAAGAGTCTGAGGAACAAGAACCGGACGCGGAAGAAGGCGAGAACTTCACCTATGAAAATGTCAACGACTTAGCCGAGGCCACTGGTCAAAGCATTGAGGACTTCTTAGAGAATACTAAGATTACTCGTAAGATCGATGGCGTTGAGGAAGAAGTCACCCTTGCTGAATTACGTAACGGCAACCAACGGGATGCAGACTATCGCCGCAAAACGACTGAGTTAGCGGAAAGCAAGAAAGCCTTTAATGGTGAAGTTGAGCAAGCAAAAGCAGCGTTAGCGCAGCAAGTACAGGAAGCCGCAGCAATTACGGCCACTCTTGAGCAGCAGCTAATGTCAGAGTTTCAGTCAATAGATTGGAATGCGCTTGAGCTTAGTGATCGCGAGGAATGGTTAGTTCAGCGTCAGAAGTTTGGCGAGAAGCAAACCCAGATTGAAGCGATTAAACAACAGACCCAACAAAAGCTTTCTGAACATCAACAAGAAGTGCAAAACAAACAACTGGAGGCAGAGAACAAAACCAGAGCCGAACATGCTGAAATGCTTAAAACCGCTATCCCTGAGTGGAGCGATGTAGAAGTATGGAAAGCAGATGATAAGCAGATGAGAGGTTTTCTATCTGAGTACGGCTTTAATGAGGCAGAGGTTGCTAATCTATACGACCACAGGTTGATTAAACTTGCGCGGGATGCCATGAAAAACAAAGGCAAAACTTCAAAAGTGGACGCGACTAAGAAAATGGTTAAAAAGCTACCTAAGATGCTCAAGCCTGCCAATAAACCGGATAAGGTTGTTTTGCAGAAGAAACAGAAACAAGAGAAACGAAATAAGTTTATTAAGAAAGACCGGCATACAACAGAAGAGCTTGCTGATTTCTTAATGAGTTAACCTAATTTAACCAGTGTCGTGATGACACAGGAGTTTTTAAAATGGCAGTAGCAGCAGGTATAGTAGAAACATACGACGCGGTTGGTAACCGTGAGGATTTATCGGACAAGATTTGGGACGCTTCACCAAGCGAAACCCCTTTACTGTCTGCCTTAAAGAAAACCAAAGCAACCGGCACAAATCATACATGGCAGGAAGACTCACTTGCAGATGCGGCGGCTAACGCGCATATTGAGGGTGACGACGCATCTCCAGCCGACCCAGCGGCAACGACGCTATTATCTAACTACACGCAGATTTACAAGAAACATGCAGTAGTATCTGGTACTCAGGAATCAGTAGATAAAGCAGGTCGTAATTCAGAAATGGCTTTCCAAACTGCAAAACGTGTTAAAGAGCTGAAACTTGATTGCGAGTTTTCACTGTTTGATAACGGCGTTGCAAATGGTGTTGGTAATATCAAAGTGGCTGGCTCATCAGGTACAGCGCGTGAGTCTGGTACATTATCAACTTACCTAACTTCTAACGTATCTGTTGGTTCTACAGGTTCGGCGGCAACAGGTAACTCGGTCGATGTAATGACCACTGGTACTGACCGTGATCTGACTGAGGCTATCTTAGCAGCAGCTCTGACTACCACTTATACCAATGGTGGTAATCCAAGCATCTTAGGTGTATCGCCTACGAATAAAGGCGTAGTCGGTGACTTCACAGCAGGCGGCGCTACTCGTTACGTCTCTACTGATGAAAGCACTTTGAACGTATCTATTGATGTATATGAAGGCGACTTCCATACATTGAAAGTAGTTCCTTGCCGTCAGTTAGTGGGTGACAACGTGTACTGTATCGATCCTGAGTATTTAGCTTTCGCTACCCTTCGTGGTCTGCAAACTAAAAACTTAGCGGTAACAGGTGACTCAATGCGTAAGGAAATCCTTATGGAAGGTTGCTTGGAAGTGTGTACAGAAAGGGCCCACACTGTCATTGCCGACACCAACGGGTAGACGCATAGTAGCATAATAATCATCTTCTTGGTATAATGAGAAATCAATTATATTAAGGAGATGAGTTATGCCAAAAGCAATAGACTTAAAAGGCAAGGTATTTGATAGATGGACAGTAAAATCACTATCAGATAAAAGAGCAAGCGGAGGATCTTTAAAGTGGATATGTGTTTGCGAATGTGGCACAGAAAAGGCTGTAAAGAGCTCTGATTTGATAAGGGGTGCTTCAAGATCTTGCGGGTGCTTGCAAATGGAGGCGCTAGGAAAGAGATTAAAGCACGGACATAATGTGGGCGGGCATTCACCAACATATACGACATGGCATGATATGAAGAGGAGATGTACTGATCCAAATCATGTTAGCCACAAACGATATTATGATAAAGATATAACTGTTTGTGACAAATGGCTTGATTTTGGTGGTTTCTTAGAAGATATGGGCGAAAGGCCAGAAGGTAAAACGCTAGATAGAATTGATAATGATGGGAATTATGAATTATCAAACTGTCGATGGGCCACTCCAAAAGAGCAGGCCAATAACATGAGCAGGAATCGTTACCTTGAGTATGAAGGTGAGCGATTAACAATTTCGCAATGGGCTGATAGAATGGGCTTACCATACGGCACATTGATAACTAGAGTACGTCGAGGCTGGTCAACAGAAAGAGCTTTGATAACTAAATAACCAACGGAGTCATAAAAATGGCACAGAATAACCAAGCAAACAAACCAGAATCAAAGCCTGATTTAGTTAAATGTGAGGTCTTACGCGGCATTGGTATGCCAGCGGACAAAAACACTTTA